CTGACAGTGGTGAGTACATTGCGACCAAGGCGCTGGAGAACCCAGAGATTCCAGCCGCCGCAGGTGTCGGCCTTGCCAAGGGTGTTCTTGAAAAAATATTGCAAGACCCTGAAAAGCATTTGGTTGGCGAAGGCGAGAAGACGCCCCAACAGGTGCAGGCGGCAAAAGATGCGGCCAGAGCGGCGCAGACTAGGGTTGGAGAAATTGGAAAAGTTGTTTCAGGCCGAGAGCCAATTGATGTTGACTCCTTACAGCGCGAGTTTGATATGCGCAAGATGGGCAAAGAGTTGATGGAAGATGAGTTGCGTGAAGCCCAAAAAAACTTGAAGGGCTTGCCAAAAACTTATGTTCCGCCAGTTGAGACAGCCGCCGCAGAGACAGCCGAGCAGATTGCGGCAAGAACAACTTCTGGCGCTTCTGGCGCTCAGAAATGGGTTGAGGCCATGAGCGACGACATTCCAACCGCATTGGCTGAAAAGGCTAGAAACATGAGGGGGGACAACCCCAAAGGCGGTCAGGCAATTATTGATGCTCAAACAGCCGCCGTTCAGCGTTTGGAAGGCATGGGGCTTGGCGACTACAAATTAGACCCAACAAAAACACTTTCTTTGCCTACTGATCTTACAAAAGAACTTGAGGGACAGTTGGCCGCAAAGCAAGCGCAAGAGGCCGCAGAGCAAGCCGCACGCGCCCAAGCCGAGGAAGCCAAGCGTCTGGCCGCAGAGGCCGATCTTCAACGCCAGCGCCAACTTGCAGAGCAACGAGTCGAGCAAGCCCGCAAGTCCAAGATTTCTGCTGGTGAGCGTGCCGCTGAAGCCAAGAGAAAAGCAAACACTGCCAAACAGCAAGCCGCATCTCAAGCAAAGTCTGACGCGGCCAAACTAGAGACCGCCCAGATCAGCGCCAGAACCGCACAGCAGACTGCCAAAGAAGCGGCGGCGGCTCAACCAAGTGGCTTGACAATGGCCGCTCGTGAGGCTGGCCGCAGGTTCTCAGAGAAGTTGCCAGTCATTGGCAATGTGCTGGGTGCCGCTGGCGCAACGCTGTCAACCGATGAGGCAATTGAGCGGTACAAGAAGGGTGACTACTCTGGAGCCGTTTTAGGCACCATAGAAGCCGCTCTGAACACCGCGTCGATGGCTCCGCCTACTAGCCCTGCCGCGCTGGCTATAAAGGGCGTAGGGGCCGTGGGAAGCATTGGCATGATCCCTGTCTGGATTGCTCACGATTATTTTGGCAACAAAGGCCCGTGGGCACCAAAAAAAGAACCACAAAAGGCCAGAGGTGGGTTAACATTGATGCGGTAGTTGCAGTTGCCACTCTCCTACCCTTGGCCCCCAGCAATGGGGGCTTTTTTATTGCTCAAGGAAATCAGGCTGGCCGATCTTCAGCGCACCGCTTTTGACGCGCCACTGGAGGTTGGCTTGGTTGTCGATGGTGTACATGATCAACCACGACAGCATCTCTGAGGTCAAGGTCTCTCCGCACTCCGAGACATCCCAATATTTAATGCCCTCGACCTCGCGCTCGGTGACGATGGCTCCAGACCTGTCTGGCCGCATCCACAGGGGAAGCGTGTTCTCTTTCAGCCAAACGCACTTGTAGGTCTTGCAAGGGTCTTCTGGGCGGGTCTCGTAGATGCCGCAACCGTTTTGTAGGTAGAAGCAGGGGCGACCCGGCTGAAAGGTCTGGCCGTAAGCCTCCCCACTTAACCACCCCTCACAGCAGGCCGTGCATTCCCCGCAGGCGCGTTCTGGCAATATAGGTATCACTTTGTCGGTCATGCGTTTCCTGCTGGAGTCATCAAAAGAATTTGCGTCTGGATGAACTGTCTCTGGGCCTCTTCGACACCGTCGTCAAAGCCCTTCAAGTACGCCTCCATCAACGCCTCAAAGATTTCGGCCTCTGATTTTCCAGAGAGCGGGACACCTCTGGGTTCATATGGCTTACGATCTGTACGCATCTTTGATGCTCCTTTGCGGCAATGATAGGCTCAACATACGCCGCAATCTTGTGCGCAAATTGAACGATGTCCACATCATCGGCAACAACCGCGTTGGGTTCATGCAGATCGCAGTAGAAAAAGATTTGTTTGATGGTCTCTTCACTCAGCATTTTTGTTCTTCCAGAGTTCCCAGTTGATGATAGTGGTTCGTGCAATTGATCGTTGCGCCAGCGCCTTGTAGGGGTTGATGTCGTTGTCGAGAAACTCTTCAACAATCATGTCTTTCTTGAGGAACAACTCATGGCGCTCGGCCTTGTCCTTGTCCTCCCATAAAGTGCCATCGCTAGCCCTGAATGCCTCAATTTTTTGCATGATCATTTGTGGTCGTTCTTGAGTTGCCAGAATGCTAGAAGGTGCATGAACATCTCCCAGCCCGTGGTGAGGTCTTCGAGGGGCCACTCCTTGACCACCACGAGACCCGGGACATTGCGCGAGACAAACACATTGGCGCATCGTGCGGTTGGAACGCCAAGCCCCACACGGTACGCGGCCAACTGCATCAGATGCTCATCGTATCCACCAATCTTGTCTGGGTCGGTGAACTCTTTGGTTTTGATGTCAGCCACAAAGCCGCCGTCCGATTCAGAATAGAGGTCGCATTTGCCCCCAAAGCCCGCCTCGTGCGCAAAGGCTCGTTCGCTGATCCATGTGCGTGGGCCAGCCCAGTTGTCAATTGCTTGCGTGCAGGCGGCAACCATCTCGGCGTGCTTACCTGTTGTCTTTCCTTCATAGTGTCCCTGTATCGATGCATGGATGTCTGTTCCAGCATCCGCCGCAGAACGACCCTGTTCTTTGGAATCGTTGATGATTCGGTCGATGTATTCCTTTTCAGGCTCGTCTGGGCGGCGTGGAAGCGTGAGCGCCGCATACAGCACCTGCTGTTGCATCCAAGCAAGCAGGGCTGGTTTTGCGGCGATGTTGAGGATTGTAGTGACACTGGGCACCAAGTTCATCGTGCGGGCGTCACGCAGGGTTGTGTTGCGTTGACCGCCCTTCTTGGCCTCTACGGTGTACATAGGCACGCCATCGCGGGTGTACCAGTGATTTGACTCAGATGCTCGTGGTGCTGATGCTTGTAGCATTTGCTTTCTCCAGTTTTTTCTTTGCGTGTCGGACTTTCATTATCTGACTCATTTTTGCGCGTACTTCAGGTGACATCGTGTGCTTCTTGCGAGGCTTCTTTGTCTCTGATGCCTTGCCTTCCAACGCCTTGACTTTTGCTTTCAAGTACAAAATTTCAGTGGTTGCGTCAGCAAGGCTAAACCGCAAACTTTCAATAGCGTTTTGTATATTGATTTTTTCTGTTGATGAAATAAACATTGCCACTCTCCTTTGGTTTAAAACGGGATGTCGTCGTCCATGTCGTCAAAGCCAGAGCCTTTCGCAGAGGCGCTTTGTTCTTTGGCGTACTGTTGACCCTTACGAGACTGCCACTCAGGTGACTGCTCGATTTTGGCGCGAAGGTTGTCACTGAAGGACTCAAACATATCCATGTCTGGGCTTTCAATGTAGAACGCGGCGCACTTGTTGTGGCCTTCAGGCAGGTTCGCCTTCATAGCCTTGGGCACCGAGTTGATGTTGGCAATGTTGGTGTACTCTTTGCCGTTGTTGCCCATCGCTTTCGTAATGGCAATCATGGCCCAAGCGCCAAGCACATTGTCAATCTGGAACCCACGCAACTCGTCAGGCGTAAACTCTTTGCCGCGCCATGTTTGCAGGTCTTTGCGCAGGGTTGCCTTCTCTGCCAATGACAGCGTGAAGTTCTTGCTGATCGACATTGGCTCGTTCTTGGCCGTGACCAATGGCTTGCCTGCGTCGTCTTCGCCATGCACCTCAAACTGCAACATGACCTTTGGCAGGTTTTTAATCTGTCCAAGGTATTCGCTCTTTTGTGTTCCAAGGTCAACGATGCGGTAGCACCGTGCCAAGTACATCCCCGGGGGCACTGGGGTAAAGGTTCCGCCGCCACCACTCTCTCGCGCTATTAAAGCCATGATTCGCTCCTAGTTTCAGTTGATTTTGGCCGTCTGGTAACCCCGCATTCAAAGCGGATGGTGTTCCAGTCGTCCTCGGTTGCAACGCCTGTCTCAGCCCGTTCTAGGGCCTCCTCAAGCATTTGTTGCCTCTCCAGCATTGCTTGGTTGTATTCCTCTTCGCTGTGCATACACTCTCCCTTCGCTGTTGATGTTGGTATCATACACACATTAACTTATTTTGCAATAGTGCTTGCATAAATGATTTTTTGGTGTATGATCAAGTTTCACTAACACATGGAGTCAAGATGACGCTAGAGGAATTTTTTGAAGACAAACCAAGGGGTGCGAAGATTGCGTTGGCGCGACACTTAGGTATCACTAAGCAGTGGATGGCCGCACTCATCACGGGCCGAGGGCTGGCAAGCGCAGAGGTTTGCGTTGCCATTGAACGATACACAAAGGGCAAGGTGTTGCGTGCAACATTGCGGCCTGACATCTTTGGAGACATCAAGTGATCTGGTACAAATTCTATTTGGGCGACTACATCACACACACCAACCACTTGTCGGATGCCGAAGACTTGGCATACCGCCGCCTGCTTGATTTGTACTATATCAGCGAGAAACCAATCCCACTCGAAACCGAATCGGTTGCACGCAAAATCCGCCTTGACTTGGACATAACCGAATCGGTTTTGGGGGAATTTTTTGACAAGGGTGTTGATGGGTATCGCAACAGTCGTTGTGACATGGAAATCGCGAAGTATCAACATCAAGTCGAAAATAATCGACAACTCGGAAAGCGAGGCGGCAGGCCGAAGAAAACCGAATCGATAACCGAATCAAAACCGAAGGTTAACCCTAAACAGATACAGATACAGAATAAGAATATATCGTCGGTGACACCGACAACATCGCGATTCAATGACTTTTGGTCTGCGTGGCCTTCGTCAAAAAGAAAGGTCGCCCGCGCCGAATGCGAGAAGAAGTGGGACAAACACAACCTCGACTTAGTGGCCGACACCATCATTGCCAGCGTCACGCGGCTCAAGAAGACTGACCAGTGGACTGGCGGCTTTGACCCTGCGCCTTTGACCTACATCAACCAGCGCCGTTGGGAAGACGATGCAGGCGAACAGCAGGCAACAGCGCGGAGGGTGATATGACCAAAGATGAAATCATTGAGATGGCTAGACAGGCTGGATTTATTGATGCTGATTGGAACATCAGAATTGTTCTTCCGCACCTTGAAGCATTTGCCAAACTAGTAGCACAGCATGAGCGTGAGGCGTGTGCCGAAGTTTGCGAATGTTCTGAGGACTTTGCTAAAGGAGATTTTAACTATCACGCAACCCTTATCCGAGCAAGGGGACAAGCATGACCCCAGCCGAGCGTTTTGTTTCGCGTCTAGGCAAGGTCAGGGGCCGCAACGGCTCATGGACTGCACAGTGCCCAGCACATGAGGACAAGTCACCATCGTTGTCAGTTCGGGAGACCGAAGATGGCCGCGTACTGGTGCATTGTTTTGGTGGTTGCGCGGTGCATGATGTGGTTGGCGCAGTCGGCATGGACATGAACGACTTGTTCCCACCAGACAACAAACGCAAGGACTGGCCTGAAGCAGGCAAGCCCAGCATGAAGCCAGCGTTCTACGCCAGCGACCTCTTACGCATTGCGTCGTTTGAGTGCTTAGTGGTGATGATTGCGGCATACGACTTGAGCAAGGGTAAACAACTCAGCAATGAGGACATGGAGCGATTAAAAGTGGCACAACAGCGAATTGAGGAGGTAGTGGTATATGCAGGTGTCTGAAATACAAAAACGGGCCAAGGAATTGGACGAGGCGCGTCGCATTCGGATTGTCAAGCCTGATGAGGTTGACTTCGAAAAATACATCAAGGCCAACGATGTCGGCCAGAAGGTGCGCGGCGCAATGGAATTTTTAGAAGAGGTGCGCGAAGACTTCATCAACCCTAAAGAAGAGCCGCATCAAACAATGCCGTGGCCGAAGACGCATCAAGGCTTTGGGTTCCGCGCAGGGGAGGTGACGCTGTACGCTGGCGGCAACGGTGGCGGCAAGTCAATGGTCACTGGACAGATTGCATTGCACCTGATCAAGCAAGGCCAGCGGGTGATGATTGCATCGTTTGAGATGAAGCCCAAGCGCACGCTGACCCGAATGCTTCGCCAGTTTGCAGGCGAGAACATTTACAACCCGATGTATGTGAACAAGCAACAGCACTTGATGGACTTGGTCACAAGGTTGCAGGACTTCTCGCACGGCAAGTTGTGGCTATATGACCAGCAGGGCACGGTGACATCCCAGCAGGTCATCGCGGTGGCCCGATACAGCGCCGTCGAGTTGGGTGTGCAACACATCTTCATTGACTCGCTGATGAAGTGTGTGTCTGGTGAAGACGACTACAACGCACAGAAGATGTTTGTTGACGAGTTGACCGCGCTGGCGCGTGATCACAATGTTCACATCCATTTGATCCATCACATTCGCAAGTTGGCAAGTGAAGAGATTCAGCCCAACAAAAACGACATCAAAGGTTCGGGCGCGATCAGTGACCAAGTTGACAATGTGCTGAATCTCTTCACTTGCCAA